GCGCGCGAAAACCGTATTCCTCATCACCGTATCAGCGCACGTTGCCTGCGGTTTGATGTGGTAGAGGTTAACGCTTGGCTACAGGCTAAACGCGATGCCAATAAACAGCAGGGCTAAAGGCTGCCGTGGCGAGCGCATGTGGCGCGACGAACTCCGGGCTGCTGGCTTCACCGCAAGGCGTGGTCAGCAGTTCGCCGGAGGGACGGACTCACCGGATGTGATCTGTGAGGAACTCAAGAACCTCCACCAAGAGGTGAAGTTTGTCGAGAACCTCAATCTCATCAAGGCCACAGAGCAGGCCCAGCGCGATGGTGCTGGTAAGGCGTGGATTGTGGCTCACAAGAAGAATCGTACACCTTGGCTAGTGACGATGAGCAGCGAGCTGTTCTTCAAGCTACTCAGGGATGGGATGGATGCTTTCGCAGTGCGAAACGCTGGGTCGTCCGGCGAATACTAGATGCCATGAACGCCGATGTTGAAATGGCGTGACCAGCCGAGAGAGTAGCGGCAAACTGGTCTTGCACCAGGCAGGGGTGCGACTGCACAACGCACACATTTACCAAATGAAAATCTGCTCAAAATGCAAGGAATTAAGGGAATACTCTGAATTTGCACTAGATAGAAGCATAAAATCAGGCTTAAGAAACACATGTAAGCCTTGCTCAAACATTTATAGAAAAAGTCGTCAAAAAAGATACCGCAAGTACGACAGAAACAGAAAGAAAAACCCCAACGCAAAAGTAAAGGCGTGGTGCAGAAGCCAAGTTCTAACTGCAAAGAGAAATGGACTGCTTGTAGTGCAGCCATGTGAGGTATGTGGCAGCACGACTAGGGTCCAGGGTCATCACGACAATTACTTTTTGCCGCTCAAGGTAAACTGGCTATGCCAGACGCATCACGCACAACGTCACTACGAGCTGGAGCAGATTGCAAAAGAACAAGGCAGGGAAGCGCATCCATTCTTCCAAGTTCCAGAACAAGTTGGACCCAACACATTACAAGGAAAACTACTATGAACATCAGCATCAATATAACATACACATCGGGCACCAGGGTCGAACTGGTCGTCCCTCTTGAAGAGCCAGCCCAGATCGTCAGCGAGCCACAGCCAGAGTCGAGGCTAGAGTCAGGGCCAGAGTCGAGGCTAGAGTCAACGCCGGTGCAGCCCGCGCAGGACTTGGCAGATGCCATGTGCATCGTCACGAACAAAGAACTGAAAGCGTCTGGCAAGCGGTACACTTCTGTTGACCAACTTATCGACGATCTTTGCAAAGACCCCGAGGTAGGCAGAACAATGAGCCTGTACGATATCACGTACGTCACTCAAGACGGCAAAGACTGGAAGGTGCCGCCGGGCTTAATGAAGGACTTGATCATCATCTACGGCGAGAAGACCGTCGAGCAAGAATTATGGAAGGCCCACGCATGGCTTGAGGCGGACACCCACCGGCGCAAGACTTCTCGCGGCATGGGTCGCTTCCTAAACGGCTGGCTCTCCCGTGCATCGTCAATGGTGCGGACACCCATCAAAACCCTACTCAAGCGTGACAGCTTAATGTCTACCAATGGAAAACAAGAAAGCTGGTAGACGCAGGCCGGTGGAGTTACCACCTGACACGGCGGTCCCCACTGCGAGCGAGGCAGAGCGTGGCATAGCGTCGATTGCGCTCAACCACCCAGAGGTGTTTTTGCACCATATCAGCGAGAAGAACTTTAAGGTCAGCGACATCTTCGATCCTCTTAGTCACCGGGTATGCGAGATTATCTTGCAGCAGCAGTCTCGCAATGCCAGCTCAGAAATCCGGGTGGTATTTGAGAAGGTCCGCGAGACGCTACCAAGCACTGAGTTTCACCAACTCAGCGACTTGTACACACTTATGCCAATCGCCGGTGCTATCGGTGACCTTGTGGACATTGTCAAGAACACAGCCAAGCGGCGCACCTTGCAGCATGTGGCTTACGAGACGCTTGTGGCAATTGCTGACTTGACCGTTCAGACGCCCGAGCTACTCAGTGATGTGGTGATGAAAGTAGAGGGATTGTCTAGGGAGCTTGCGCCTCCTAAGGTGATGGACACTAAAGCACTCCTGCTCAACGCACTGACACGCTACGAGACGGGAGACGACGAGTCCATGCGGATAAGAACTGGATATTCTAGTATCGACAACATCTGTCCGATCAGATACGGAGACTTCGTAGTCATCGGTGGTGAAACGAAAAGTGGCAAGACGATGCTTGCGCTCAACATAATTGCAAACTTAATAAATGAATAAGCTTATCAACCTTACACCACACGACATTATCATCACAGGATATGGCGTGATCGAGCCGAGTGGATACTCGGTAAAAGTACATTCACACCTGAGTAAAGTTGCGGACATCGATGGTGTGCCCATCATGTGCTGCAAAGAAGCTAAAGTTAGTAACCTGCCGGATCCTGTGGAGGGCGTGTTGTACATTGTGCCTGGCTATGTGCGCACGGCACTACTCAACAGAACAGACTTGGCTAGTCCAACAAAACTCATTCGTGACGGAGCCGGTAAGATCGTTGGCTGCGGTGCGCTTGAAATCAACCCATAACAAAATGAAAAACGAAATACACTACAATTGGGAAATGACAAAATACCGTGGAACTCACGGTCTATCGAAGCACAGCCTCGACTCGTTCGCGGTTTGCCCGAGCTATCACAAGTGGAAGGAGCGTCAAGAGTGGAAGCCTAGCCGCGAGATGGAGCTTGGCACGCTTGTCCACAGTCTCGCTCTTGAGGGGCGCTGTGAGTACGCTATTGCTCCAGCGTGCGATCGACGCACTAAGGAAGGTAAGTTGACATGGGAGAACTTTTGCCAAGAGAACATCGGCAAGATCATTCTCAACGAGGACGAAGGAGCGCGTGTCGAGGGTGCCTGTGCAGCCGTGGAGCCGTTGCTTGAGATGGTGACAGCGCACAAGCTCATCGAGGCTTCGCTATTCTGGGAGCGCGATGGTGTGCAGTGTAAGGGCAGGCCGGACATGATCACGGAGATCAAGGGTCGTCCAGCTATCGTGGATCTTAAGACGACGAGCGACTGGTCTAAATTTGACCACAAGTTCTTTGGCTTTGGCTACGACAAGCAGGCTGCATGGTATGCCTACGGCCTTGAGCAGATCACCGGCCAAGAGGACATCGACTTCTATTTCCTCGTCGTCGATATGCAAGCACCTCACTTGTCACAGTGGGTCAAGGCGTCTACGGAACTCATCGACATTGCTAACCAGCAGCTCGATGTGACGCTATCGCAGTACAAGCTGTGCCTTGATCAAGACGTGTGGCCCGGGCCACCAACGATGCGCGTGATGTTGCCACGTAGATGGGAGGAGGCGTAATTATGACTGACGAACAGATCAACGCAGCAATAAGAGAATATACTGGGGTCGAGGCAGATTTTTTAAACTGTCGCGATGCACAAGATAAGGCGCACAAGATTATGGCATTTAAAACTTGTGGGGAAAAGGAGACTGCCGAGCAGTGGGCTATATGGGATGAGTATGGGTTCCAGCTATTCAAGTATGGGCTCAAGCTTTGGCAGCTTACAAATCGCCAATGGGCGGAAGCATATTTGCGGGCTTTAGGGAAATGGGAGGAAGAACCATGAGCGACTGGGTACTCATCCGCCGCACAAATGTGCTACAAAATGTGGAGCTGCCACGACCAAAGAAGACGCAGGACATCATTGCCATCGGTGAGAAGGCTGCACTAGGATCAAAGATGGACGCGCTTATGCTTCTGCCAGAGAATCAATCGACGGATCTTATCGAGGCGCAGTATGTGCTTGAGCCGTACACGGGGCAGCGCAGTCACACGTCTGCAAGACCAGGCAATGGAACACGATAATGTGGATACTACCAAGGCAGTTACACACCTCGGGCTTTGTGCGGGATACGGAGGGATTGAGCTTGGACTTAAACGAGTCCTCCCAACTTTACGCACAGTCGCTCTTTGTGAGATCGAAGCTTTCGCCATTGCGAACTTGGTTGCAAAAATGGAAGCGGGACTCATGGACGCAGCACCTGTTTGGACGGATCTTAAAACCCTCCCTTGGGAAAGCTTTCGAGATCGAGTGGACGTCCTTACTGGTGGCTACCCCTGTCAGCCCTTTAGCGCAGCCGGAAAGCGAGCCGGGAAAGACGACCCAAGACACTTGTGGCCTTGGATTGCAGATGGAATTGCTGCAATGCGACCAAAATTATGTTTCTTCGAAAATGTCGAAGGACATATCTCGCTGGGGTTGTCCGACGTTGTCGAAGACTTGGCAGGAATGGGTTATCGAACGACGTGGGGCATATTCAGCGCGTCTGAATGCGGCGCGCCTCACCAGCGCAAGCGAGTGTTTATCTTGGCCGTCGCCGGTGGCATCGGAGGTACGGCAAGGTTTTCAGGACAGATCACGTGGCATGAAGGGATCACAGGAATCACTGACGACCATAGTGGTGAAATCCTGGCCAACTCCGGACACGAACAACCACAGGGACGGGACAACGCTCAGGAAAGACAACAATCTGGAACAGGGGGGATTCCATGGAGTGAGCTTGCATCACGCCATGAGCAAGTATGGCCTTCCCGTCCCGGCGAACTACAGCACGCATGGGAGCCGCCTAGAGTCGTGGGCAACGCCACAAGCGCAGGACACTGGCAGGAGTCAAGAGGCGTACAAGGCAGCAACAGAGAAGCGCGGAGGTCAGATGTTCAAGAGCTTGAAAATTCAAGTGGAATCATGGGCAACGCCAACGGCTCGCGACCACAAGAGCGGTCGGGGCAAGGAGGATCGGGACTACAAGGAACTTACGCCGATGGTGGAGAGGACGCAAGCAGGCAAGCTCAATCCACGCTGGGTCGAGACGCTGATGGGTGTCCCGATAGGCTGGACGATGCCGAGTTGTACGTCACCTGCGACAATCGTGCAGACGAGCTGCGCCTCCTCGGAAACGGCGTAGTGCCAGCCACAGCAGCGTTAGCTTTTACCACACTACTAAATGAACAAAGGAATCCTCGTCATCTCGCTTGAGATGCCAGCCAATCAAATCATCGACCGTCTCGTTGCTCGGCTAGGCAGCGTCAGCCTGCGTGCGCTCGCGGAAGGAGCTAAGCATGAGCGCG